ATGTTGATATTAATAGCATAAAACCATATGAAAATAATGCAAAATTACACCCAGAGGAGCAGATAGAACAAATTAAAAAGAGTATCAAATCATTTGAAATGATTGACCCTATTGGAGTATGGAACAATGAAATAGTAGAAGGCCACGGAAGGTTAATAGCTTGTAAAGAATTAGGATATAAGGAAATACCAATAATAAGACTTGACCACTTAACAGATGAAGAAAGAAGAGCATATACATTAGCACATAACAAACTCACAATAAATAGCGATTTTGATATTGATATCTTGAACAGTGAGCTTAAAAACATATTAGATATAAATATGGAAGATTTTGGTTTTGAAAATTTAGATATTGATTGGGATAATATAGAAGAATTGACATCAACAACTTATGATGAACCAGAACATAATTTACTTGAATGCCCGTTTTGTCATCATATTGATAGAGATATACATTTTAAAAAAGTTGGAAAAGAAGATATAGAAGAACAAAGTAGTGGTGAATAATGAAAATATTTTTAAGTGCAATAGAAAATAGTACCAGTTCAAAAACTACAAAAGGTGCTGTAAAGATTGCAGAAGAATTAGTAAAACAAAAAGTAAAAATGAAATATAATCTAATGAGCTTCTTCTATATAAAAAAACAACTAAATTTAGCATATTTTATTAGAGATAATACCGAGGAAATCTTAATTGATAGTGGTGCACACTCTTTTCAAAAAGGAACAAAGGTTGATTGGAATGAATATACAAAAGAATATGCTGAGTTTATAAAGAATTTTGACAAACCAAATGTAATTGGATATTTTGAAATGGATGTTGATAATATAATTGGTTATGACAAGGTATTAGAATTAAGACATAAATTAGAAAAAGTATCAGATAAAATAATTCCTGTATGGCATAAAAATAGAGGGATAGAAGAATTTAAAAAGATGTGTAAAGATTACAGTGGTAAAATAATTGCAATTACAGGGTTTAAAAATGAGGATATAAAAGACGAACAATATATGATGTTTTTAAAATATGCAAAAAAGTTTAATTGTAAGGTACATTGTTTAGGTATGACAAGAAAAAAAATACTAGACAAAGTACCCTTTGATTATGTTGATAGCAGTTCTTGGTTACAAGCAAGTATATATGGCAGAATAAATGGTAAAGGAAAAGTTACAAGAGAATTTAGTAAAAACAAAAGAGAAGTAGTGTTTATTGAAAATTACAAAACTGGAATAAAAATGCAAAAACATTACTATAAAAAATGGAAAAAAATATGTAAAGATTAGTAGTTAGCCAAAACCTACTGTAAAAAAATTAAGGAGTGATTTTAAAATGAATAATATTTTATTATTTGTATCAATTATTGGCATATTTAGTATTATGTTAATAGTAAAGAAATTTCTTGGTAGAGAAGGTATTATAGGTTGGATAGGTATTGCAAGTATACTTGCTAATTTATTATTAGTTAAGTCAGTAAATATATTAGGAATTAGTGCAACATTAGGAAATGTATTATTTGCAAGTAATTTCTTAGCAACTGACATTTTAACAGAAAATTATGGATATAAAGAAGCAAAAAAAGGAGTTAAGTTTGGAATAATAGCAGTAATAATATTCATGATAATAACACAAGTAGCTTTATTATATATTCCAAATAGTGAAGATATTGCACAAAGTAGTTTTGAATTATTATTTAGTTTTGTTCCAAGAATAACACTTGCAAGTGTATCAATGTTTGCATTATCAAATATTATAGATATAAGATTATATGAATATCTAAGAAAAAAATCAAATGGTAAAAGAATGTGGTTAAGGAATAATTTATGTACGATTATATCTAATGGAGGAGAAAACTTTTTATTTTATCTAATTGCTTTCTCAGGGATAATGGATATACATACAATTGTTTCAATAGCAATTAGTGCAACAATAATAGAAATATTAATAGCTTTATGTGATACACCTTTCTTATATATTAGTAAAAAAGTTAAAGATATTAGTTATAATTAAGAAAAGTAACTTTTCCTTTTCCGTTATTCAAGAATAGGAGTGATAAAATGGCAGGAAGGCCAAAGAAAATAATTGATTATGAAGCAGCAGAAAAGTTAGCCAATATACAATGTACCCAAGAAGAAATTGCTAGTTTTTTAAATCTCTCTGTTAGAACATTACAAAGAGATGAGGAATTTTGTCGTATATATAAAAAAGGACAAGATAATGGCAAAATGAGTTTAAGAAGAATACAATATAAATTAGCAGAAAAAAATGCAACAATGGCATTATGGTTAGGAAAACAATATCTCGGTCAAAGAGACTTATTTGAAGTTGAAAGTAAACAACTTGTTAAGGTAGAGGAATTATTAAATAAAATAGAGGAAGAGGCAAATAAATGATAGAAAATGGTTATACAAAATATCGAAGTGGTGGAGTTGTTTTTTATATGACAGGCACAAAAAGAGAACATTTAGAATTATTCAATAAAATAAAATTTCCATATAAAAATTATGAATGTTATGTAGGCGATATTAAAGACATAACTGTTGATAATTTAGATAAGTTAGAAGATTTTAATATAATATCAATAAAGGAAATAAAAAATGATAATAAGTGATAAACAAAAAGAGTTTATTAAAAATTGTAATCACAGATATAATTTAAAAGTAGGAGCAAGGCGTTGTGGTAAAACTTATTTAGATATACTTTATATGATACCAAAAAGAATAATAGAGAGAAAAGGCAAAGACGGACTAAATGTCATATTTGGTGTTAGTAAAGGGACAATAGAAAGAAATGTATTACAGCCATTAAGAGAAATTTATGGTAACGAATTGATAACTTCTTCAAATAGCCAAAACATAGCTTATTTATTTGGTGAGGAAGTATATTGTTTGGGGTGTGAAAAGGTAAATCAAGTTAGTAAAATACAAGGAACATCAATAAAATATGCTTATGGTGACGAGGTTGCAAAATGGCACCAAGATGTATTTATTATGATACAAGCGTCATTAGATAAGCCATATAGTTGTTTTGATGGTTCATTAAATCCTGAAAATAAACAGCACTGGTTAAAAACAGACTTTTTAGATGTAATAGAAGAAAAAGGAATAGATGCTTACGTACAGAATTATACAATATTTGACAATCCTTTTTTAAGTAAAGAGTTTGTGGATAACTTATGTAAAGAATATGAAGGAACAGTATTTTATAATAGGCTTATATTAGGACAATGGTGCAATGCAGAAGGACTAATATATAGAAGATTTGCTGACAATCCTCGAAAATATATATGGGATAAAGAAAAAAAGCTCCCTGAAGGTTATACAATTATAGGAGTAGATTATGGAGGTAATAAGTCAGGCCAAGCATTTGTATGTACTAGAATTAGTTATGATTTTAAAACAATTATAGCTTTAGGTAGTGAAAAACATATGGGAGATATTGACCCTGATGATTTATTCGAGCTACAAATAGAATTTGCCAAAAGAATGGAATATAAGTATAAATGCAAAATAGACTATATATTTCCAGATAATGAAGAAGTTGTACTGATTAGAGGGTTAAGAAGAGGAGCACCAGAAAGAGGAATAAATGCAATTATAAGGGGTTGCATAAAAGAGCCAATAAATGATAGAATAGACCTTGAAAGGACTATAATTGCTTATAATATGTTTTGGTATATAGAAGACGAGTGTAAAACATTAGTTGAAGCAATAAGTAGTGCCTTATGGGATGAAGATGCAATGGAAGATACAAGGTTAGATGATTTTACAAGTGATATTGATACTTTAGACGCATTTGAATATAGCTTCACAAAATTTATGAAACAAATTAATGATGTTACAGAAAGAAAAAGAGCAAGTTAAGTAAAATAATTATGTAAAATAATTATAAAAAATTACCGAGGAAATACAAAATATTTTTAAGGTAAAAAATAATGAAAGTATATTAAAATAAAGAAAAGTTAATTAATTAACATAAAAAGGAGGAAAAGAAGTGTTTAAAAATATTATAATGTGGATACTTAATATATTTGGTATTCAAACACAAACAACACAAAAAGAAATTGAAGACAATGAAAAATATGCAATAGAATATGAAAAAATAAATAGCATAAATTTTAATGCCATATTTTCAAATAAATTAGCAAATTATGTAATAAATGATAGTAATATAAATATAACAGGAGAAAATGCAAGAGTAGATTTACTAGATAAAGTTACACAAAGTATGTGGAAAAAAGCAAAAAAAATTACTTCAATGGGGTTTGGCTATGGGGGTGTATTAATAATACCTTATGTTAAAAGTGGAAAAATATACTATAATATTGTATCACAAAACAGATTAACAATAAACCAGATGGAAGGTGATAATATTATAGGTGCTACAATATTAGCAGATAAAAAAGTAATACAGAAACAATATGGAAACCCTAAAACATATTTAAGGTGGACAAATTATAAAGTACAAAATGGTAATATAACAATTACACAAGAATTTACAGACGAAAAAGGAAATAGAATACCTGTACCAGAATTTTGGAAAAATATATTAGATAAGCAAACAATTACAGGAGTTAATAGAGTATTATTTGGATATTTAAAAAGTCCAGTAAATAATAGAAAAACAAACGACAAATACGGGGTGCCAATAACTTATGGATGTGAAAATACAATAAATGAAATAAAAGAAACAATGAAGCAATTGTTTAGAGAATATAAATTAAAAGAAGTATTTGTTGGCGCAGATAGTACAATGTTTGATGGTAGAGACGCATTACCTAAAAATGGATTATTTAAGAAGATAGATAGTGGAGATGATAAATTTTTTGAAGTATTTGACCCAGCATTTAGACCATTTACAGACAGAATAGAAGAATTATATAGAAGACTAGAGCACGAAATAGGAACAAGTGCAGGAATATTAAGCCAAGCAAATACTCAAAATGCAACAGCAACAGAAATAAAAAGAAGTATGTACGATACATTTACTTTAATAGATGATATGAGAAGTAATATTGAAAAAGCAATGGAAGATTTCTTATATAGTGCTAATGTACTTGCTAATGCGTATAATTTAAGTCCACAAGGAGAATATGAATTAAATTTTGATTGGGATTATAGCTTATTAGAAGATAGCCAAGAAACATTTGGACAACTAATTGCAGCAAACGGCAAAGGAATAATAAGTAATGCAGAGGTAAGGCAATTCTTAAAACCAGATGAAACAATAGAAGATAGCCAAAAGGCAATAGAAGAAATAAAAGCAAGTGAACCAAGTGTAGAACAAATAATAGGTAATAATGCAGAATAGGAGGTAGTCCTATATGTTAAGTCAAGAAGTCGAAGAACAATTAGCAGAGCATTTGGTAAAAAGAATAGAAGATATAAATACTTTTATATTAAAAAAAATAGGTGGAGATATAAAATATATATCTACTTTAAAACCTAGTCAAGCATATCAATTAGGACAGATACTAAAATATGGTGGCAG